AAAGCGAATTGGGAAATACCTGAGTCAATAGATATTGAAAATTTTGATTATTCATGGCACCCATATGTAGAAGATCAACCTTATATCTATCAATTCGGAACACAGCATCAAAAGACCGGCGGCCCTCGCTATATTACGCCTGGTGCACTACCCACAAGCCCTACTAAGTATATTGATACACGTATTCTAAAAGCAAAAAGGTTACCCAATTGTAAAAATTTTGTGATACGTAACAACTATAAAATTAAAGATTTTGATTGGTCATGGCATCCAGATGATACGGATGAGCCATATATTTATGTATTTGGTAATAATCAATATTCTGCTGAAATCATGCCTACTATTGAATATGCAATGGTTGGTGCAAAGCAAATTAAATATATTAGTTCAATTATTGCAGTATTAGATGATGATAGAACTAATTGGATAATACCTGAAAATATTGATACAACTGATTTTGACTTTAGTTGGAAACCAAACCCCAAAGATCCACCTTATATCTATGAATTTGGCACGCAGTGGCAAAAGACGGGCGGCCCGCGGTATGTGGTTGATGATGCTACTCAAGTGAAATACATAGAAGGTAGTAAGGCTAAATCATTACCTAATAAACAAAACTGGATCTTACCTATAGATATACCTATTATAGACTTTGATTATAGTTGGCATCCTGATTCCACCGATAGTCCGTATATCTACGTTTTTGGAACTCAATGGCAATCAACTGCAGGTCCTAGATATGTGGTCGAGGGCGCAACTGAATACAAATATATAGACGTAAATTTTGCTAAAGCAGGACCGACGAATAAAAATTGGAGCGTGCCGTCAAATGTTGTTATAACAGATTTTGATTATAGTTGGCACCCACATCCTGATGATCCGATCTATATATATGAATTTGGAACACAATGGCATGATCGCGGCGGCCCTGTGTATACTGCAACCGGGGCAAATAAAGATACACCTATTAAATATATTGATACCCTAGTTATTAAAGCCATTTTAGGACCAACTACAGATAACTGGTATATTCCTGAAGGGATTACAATAGGAGATTTTGATTATAGTTGGGTACCCCACCCCAATGATCCACCGTACATCTATGTATGGGGTAATAAATATGTAAGTAATATATATAAATCTACGATAGAATATCGTGTCCCCTATGCAACACAAATTAAATACATGACTAATGATGTTGATGTGTTGCCAGAATGGGATAGATGGTATATACCTAATAATATTGATAAGGCTACGTTTGATTTTAGTTGGAGACCGGATCCATTAGAACCGGATTTAGTTTGGCAATTCGGAACGCAATGGCAAGAAACAGGCGGCCCTAGATACATAACCTCCAACGCGACCGAAATAAAATATGTAGATAGAAATATCATGCAATCTTTTCGAGTAGCAGATAAAAAAAATTGGGAGATACCGAATAATATAAATGTTTCTAATTTTGATTTTAGCTGGCATCCGGACGATAGGGCAGATCCATATATCTACCAATTCGGTACACTACTAGATAGAAATGATGGTCCTAGATATATAACTTCGGGCAATAAAGGTGAGATTGTATATTTGCCTAGAGTAGAAATAGTAAACAATACCTTTTCTGAAATACAACCTACTGGAAATAATATTGTTGTAAATTCATATTATATAGAAACTACACTTGATGAGTTAGTAAAATTGCATGTTGGAGAGGTGTTTTGGGCGTTGAATAGGGGAATAAATTATGATAAATTTAATTTTGATTGGAGACCCGATTCTATAAAGGATATAGAATATATACAAGTTTTTGGGTCACCTGATTCTACTGCAACTCATACTTATTTTATAAACGCTGATTATTATCTATCAGGGAATAAAGATTTTAAATTTATAGATAATGCAAAATTGAGTGCTGAGTATTTGTCTAATCTGTTTATCAAGCCTGACATGTTTTTTGTGGATAAAGGCAATAAAGAATCATTAGAACGTTTTGAGCAGATCAAGAAAAAATACACTAACGTACAAAAGACACGATATCTAAATAATTGGGTAGACACAATTAATCGATGTATTAATCGCAGCAATACTGAATTATGTTGGATATTAAACAGTGAATTAGATTATACTAATTTTGATTTTAATTATTATCCTAATCCATGGCAAAGAAATATGGTACATATATTTGGTACTCAGTGGAATCACTGGGGAACTACATTCATGGTTAATAGAGAAGATTTTGCTAGGGACACCAAATATATCAAAGTTATTGAACATCTTACTAATATAAACTTTGTTAAAGATAGAATTGCTATAGCAAAAGATATAATATATGACACAATATATATTGATCATGGTAACATTGATGAATCAATAATATCCTCTATTGAAAATCAAGGAAAAATAGTTGTAAAGTACGAAAAAGATTATTTAACAACATTTAAAAATATTCTTTCTAATCTGCCTGAAAAAAAAGAACATTTTGTTTGGTTAGTGAGTTCTATATGTGAATATGATAAATTTGATTTTACATATATCTGTGATCCTTATGCCAAAGAACAATTACATGTATTTCCTAGTGATCAGCAAAAATTTGGTGATACTTTTTTCGTTAATGTAAACCGAATGCGTGAACTTATTGGAAATATGCAAACATTAGCAGACTATGATAAAATAAATTATAATCAAACATTAAAGGCAACTAGATTACCTGCTCCAACAATAATTAATGAGTTTGATTCTCATGTCATGGGTATAATGCAAGATTTTGATTTTCCATATGCCACTTTGATTACTAATGATAATTTAGATGTTATTCCTTCAGATGAAGAAACTATAAGTTTATGGGATTTGGAATCTAAAACAGTCTTGATTACGAGTACCGGTGGAACTAGGATTATTGTACCTAAAGAAGCAAAACAGTATGTTGAAACTCAATTGTATGATTATCCGTATATTAAAACTTCTAAAAGATTATCTAAATCCAAACCATTTGATATTGTTTATTTGAGTAATGGCGAGAAATGTGCTGAAGAAAATTATGAACATCTATTAAAAATATCCAAAGGACTAGATAATAATATTAAGAGAGTAGACGGCATTAATGGGAGAGTGCAAGCATATCATGCTGCTGCTGAAAAGAGTGATACCAATTGGTTTTTTGCAGTGTTCGCTAAATTAAAAGTTAATTTGAAATTTGATTTCAACTGGCAAGCAGATAGATTGCAGATACCTAAGCATTATATGTTCTTGGCAAAAAATCCTGTTAATGGGTTGATATATGGTCATCAAGGAATGATAGCATACAACAAGCAAATGGTATTGGACAATCAAGGGCAAGGATTAGACTTCACATTAGATAGTCCACACGATACTGTAGAATTATTATCTGGTGTTGCTACCTTTAATACAGATGAGTTCAGTACTTGGCGAACAGCATTCAGAGAGGTTATAAAGCTTCAAAAAGAAAATTCTGAAATTAGCCTACGTAGATTAGAATCTTGGCTCACTAAAGCAGAGGGAAACTTCGCAGAATTCTCATTGCAAGGTGCTAGTGATGGTATAAACTATTACAATGAAGTAGATGGTGATTTAAATAAATTAAAACTAAGTTATGAATGGGATTGGCTTAAAAAAGAGTTCACTAAAAAATACAGAAAAGGTTGACATAAATACACATGCATGATACACTATTTGTAATATAATTTTACGAGGTTCTAATGAAGAAACTTCTTGCAATTTCTATTATTTTGTTGTCGATTACTGGATGTGCTACTCCACAGCAAAATGCTGCGCTCGCCGGCCTAGTCGTGGGTGCAGCAGTTATGGGCGCCGCACAATCAAATTCAAATCATTATCACCCACCTCATCAGTATCATCACCATCATTATCATAATTATCAATATGTCCGCCCTAGGTGTACATATGCCCGTGGCGCATTTATAGGTCGTAATGTGCATGGTGCTGCAATTTTTGAATATCACCAAATTTGTAACTAAGACTCTATTTACCGATCAATATCCCCCGCGTACTAAATACTATTAGACTGCGGGGTTTACCATGGGTAAAAAAATTTTGTTTGGTATCTTATTATTTTTAAGTCCGTTTCTTCAGGCTAAAGAATTTAGTATTAATAAAACGATTCCGTGCGACACATTAAAAAATGTTTTGTCACTGATAGTAAAGTATGAAGAATCTGTTTTTTGGCAAGCATCTAATCCTGAAAAACTAATCACTGTCCTAACGCTTAATCTTGATACTAAGACATGGACTATAATTTTAACTGATGGTGACTTAGCATGTGTCATGGATACAGGCAAAGGCTTTGAATTCATAGATACACTAAAGCAACGACAAAAAGGTAATGTTAAAAACATAACACGTAGTTGAAATCATGAGTTTTTTTGTAACCGTACCGTATAAAACTACTCCAAATATGCAAAAGCATACAGGAAATATTACTGAGGTAGTACATACGTTAGAATACATGGTATCAAAAACAAAAGAATTACAGAAATGGAATAAAGATTTGTATGCATGCCGAAGACCTGATCTAGTTAAATTGGCATCAAAAAAAATGCTAACACCTGTTACATATGATATTGTACAATTCGCTATGAATTTCAAAGAAGATGTAGCAATATTGCATAATGGTATTCTAGAATCTATTTGTTTTTGTTATCCAAGTTCTTGGATTCCATCTGAGAAAATAGGAATGTCGTTAACAGAGATTCATACTCCGGTAGCCGACGGAGAGCTTCTGCAAAAAATGAGCCAACGTATTGCGGAGACAATGGCAACTCAGGGTAATTTTCGTAGATACGTATGGACTATCAGTTCTTCAAATGAATTGAGCAACCACCCATATATGATAAAACCTGAAATCACTGAAGCAACTGTTATCGAGGATTTATATCTCAGAACAGAATCACAAACATCTACTCCATTGGGAGACGGCAAAACAAGTTTGTTTTTTGTAAAGGTAGAAGTCACCCCTTTAAAAGACTATTGGGTTGATTTCGAAAAACGTAAAATTATTATTGATAGTATCAATAGCATGACTGAGAATGTGTTACGCTATAAAAACTTAATAGATATAAAAAAGATATTAAATAAATATTCCAACTTAGTCAACTAAATGTTTTTACCCATACAATACAAACCTGAAATTTCTAACTCATTAGAAAAGTTTATTTTTTGTCAACCAAATATCCTATCTAAGGATATATGCCATGAATTAAGAAATTATCTAGATACAACTTCAGGTACACACAGGCGTGGATCAAAAACTTCGGAGACAGTTGCGGCAACCTTTTCAACTACACTGTTTCATAATGTTCATATTCCTTTATACGAAATAATACAGCAGAATATACAGATTTATAATAATGAATTTAATTTCATTATATCGCATATGGAAATAGTGGAAATAAAAAAATATGAAGTTAATGATAGATTCGGGGCACATACTGATAATTATCGTGCTACTATTCAAGGTATAGACCGTAAATTAAATGTTATTGTGCAGTTAAGCGATGAGGATTCATATGATGGTGGAAATCTTTACGTTCTCGATCATGCCAAACAAAGAATTATTCTACCTAAAACATTAGGAACTCTTATAATTTTTCCTGCTAACTATTTGCATGGAGTAAGTTCAGTCACTAGGGGTTCTAGATATAGTTTAATTACCCATGTTTGGGGCCCGGAGTTTAAATAATTTTATGAAGATAAAAACATCATTGCAAGGACTAGAAGTATGTGCTAAATTGAAGCATGATCTATCTAGTATCAAATATAATCATGATTTGCAAAAATTACTGAATAATATATATTCAATGATTTCGGAAATATCTAAGCTTGAAGTAAACTCAAGAAGGATGCATACTTATTCAGTATTAGAATCTCCCTTAAAAGAATTAAATGAGACTGTTACTAAATTAGAACAGTACATTCTGCTTGCAAAATTAATGAATTAATATGTATAACTTAATCTTTGTTGCGTCATTGTCCACTACATTGGGTGCCTATCCTGATCTACCCAGTTGTCAACAGGCTATGCGTGATCATGCTAGATTTCAAATTTTGGGAGCAGGAATGCCTTCTAATCCTGAAATTGAAAAAGCAATAACCTTGCAATTGCAATATACAAGAAAGTACATTTGTCTGAAAGCAGAAAAAACTGTGAAATAACTTGGATTTCATACGGAACATAAAGGTTGACATTAAATCAGTTTGGTAATATAATACTCTTATCGTAAATATTTCGAGAGTAATAGATGGCCTTCTTTGTATATCACCGTAAATCTACTCAAGTTATCAAGGCGTTCAACACCCACAGCAGTGCAAAGCGTAGCATGACCTGCATGAACCGTAATGCCAACTCTGATGAGTATTCGGTGGCCGAGGAAGAGTACTACAATAAGAATATTGTATGGCGTAAAAAGGTCAAGAACCTCATGACTGGACAAGAGGTTGAGATTGATAGCAACACTCCTCACTGTTGCGATCCGTCTACCGAGACGTTTTGGTCAATGTGATATTATTTTTATTGACAATAAATCCTGAAGTAACTATACTTCAATCATAATTTTTCAACAGGAGTAACAAATGGCTCAAGTATCTGACAATCTTACAGTAACCAGTGTACAAGCCCGCAAGGCTATCAATAAGGCGTTTCAATCCAAACGCCCTGTTTTCTTGTGGGGTCCTCCCGGTATTGGTAAATCTGAGGTCGTGCAAGAAATTGCTAATGATCTAGGTGGTTTCATGATTGATTTGCGTATGGCGCAAATGGAGCCCACTGATATTCGAGGTATCCCTTTCTATAACAAAGATCTAGGTAAGATGGATTGGGCTCCCCCGATTGATCTTCCCGATGAAGAGTTTGCAAGCAAATATCCTATTGTTGTGCTCTTTTTGGATGAACTGAATTCTGCACCGCCGGCTACGCAAGCCGCTGCATATCAGTTGATTCTAAATCGCCGAGTGGGCAAATATCGTCTGCCTGATAACGTAGCACTGGTAGCAGCAGGAAATCGTGACAGTGACAAAGGTGTTACGTATCGTATGCCGATGCCGCTAGCGAATCGTTTCATTCACCTTGAAATGCGTCCTGACTTTACTAGTTGGCAGAACTGGGCAGTAGACAAAGGCATTCATAAGGATGTGGTTGGTTATCTGTCTTTTGCAAAACAGGATATTTTTGACTTCAATGCAAAATCATCCAGCCGAGCATTTCCTACTCCGCGTTCATGGGTTTTTGTGAGTGATCTTCTTAAAGATGAGGATACTGACAATGATACTCTGTTCAACCTGATCGCAGGTTCAGTGGGTGAAGGTCTCGCTGTTAAGTTTATGGCACACCGCAAAGTATCAGGTAAGATGCCCGAACCCAGTGATATTCTCAGTGGTAAGGTCAAAGATTTACAAGTCAAGGAAGTTTCGGCTATGTATAGTCTGACTGTTTCTATGTGCTATGAACTAAAAGACGCACTGGATAACAAGAAGGTTAGTAGCAAGGAATTCCATAGTATGGCTGATAACTTTTTCAGTTATATCATGGCTAACTTTGAAACAGAACTAGTTGTTATGGGTGCTAAGATCGCACTCAAGACTTACAAACTTCCGATCGAGCCTAGTCAATTGAAGAATTTTGACGATTTTCACAAGAAATACGGTAAGTACATTGTGGAAGCTAGCAGTTAAATAAAAGAAAGGGGAAACCCTTTCTTTCGTTTACTATATAAATAATTTATGTCTGAAAATAAAAAACTAAAGATTGTGTTCGCGCCCGGCTGCTTCGATGACTTCGATGGCACCCAAGAAGAGTTGGACCAACTCATTGATGAGATTAATGATTTGGTTGAATCGGGAGATTTTTTAGAAAAGTCTATTCCTGTTGACTTGGATGACTACACCCCTAATCGTCGTCAATTAAATTGACAATAAATCTAGTTTTAGTCTATAATAGAATTTATTAATAAAGGTCAATGTATGAATACTATCGCAATGTCTGATGTTCTTCCTGGCAGCAAAGGAAAAAAACGTCGCAGCAAAAAATTAGAAAATTTGGTCGGTCCCACTGATTCTAATGTCGATCTTCAAGCCCGAGAAAGGTTGGTGACTGCGCGTATTGGATTGCTATTGCGTCATAGTTTTTTCGGTAATTTGGCTACTAGGCTTCAACTTATCAACGCCGATGACTGGTGTTCTACCGCTGCGACTGATGGATTGAAGTTTTATTACAATAGCCGATTCATCATGATGCTGCGTCCTAAGGAAGTAGAATTTTTGGTTGGACATGAGGTACTTCATGTAGTGTACGACCATATCGGTAGGCTAGGAAATCGTGATCCTCAGATTTTCAATATTGCTAACGATTATGCAGTCAATGCTGACTTGAAGCGGCACAAGGTTGGTGAGTTTATCAAGACTGTTCCTTGCTTGTATGAGGCTAAGTACGATGGCAAAGCAAGTGAGGAAATCTATGATGATTTGATGAAAAATGTTAAGACGATTAACATTGATGATTTGATCGATCAAATGATCGACGATCATCTAGAAGGAACCGGTGACGGAGAAAATGAGGGCGATGAGGGCGATAAAAAAGGTAAAGGCAAACGCCCCACTATGAGTGAAGAAGAGCGTGAACGCGCTCGGCAAGAAATTAAACAGGCTATTATCAATGCGGCTAGTTCCGCAGAAGCCGGTTCACTCCCCAAAGGAGTAGAACGCTTGATTAAGCAGGCTACTGATCCTGTCATGCCCTGGCGTGAATTGATTCAGACTAATTTGACTAGTGCTATCCGCACTGACTTCAGTTGGCTGCGTCCTAGTCGGCGTGGTTGGCACATGGATGCAATTATGCCCGGGATGACGCCGGGCGAAGAAATTGACGTAGTAGTAGCCATTGACATGTCAGGATCTATTTCTGATAAACAGGCTCAGTCTTTTCTAGGTGAAATTGCTGGTATGATGGAAGCATTCGATGGGTATAAGGTTCATGTATTTTGTTTCGATACAGAAATCTACAATCCTGCCGATTTCTCTAGCGAGAATCTAGACACTATTGATAGTTACGAACCTAAAGGTGGAGGCGGCACCGACTTTGATGCTATCTTTAATTATCTTAAAGAGGTTGGTAATGTTCCTAACCGACTGATCGTTTTCACTGACGGATATCCATTCGGTAGTTGGGGAGATCCTGATTACTGTGATACTACTTGGATCATTCACGGAGATAAAGATCCAAACCCCCCATTCGGGCAATTTGCAATCTACAATGAAAAGTGATGAGGGTTTAGTATTCGAATCCCCTAATGGCGGCAAGACTATCTACGCAAGAAAGCGTGGCTCTCTTGACCGCCATATTGTACATGAAGATCCTATTTGGAAAAAAGAACAGGAATTGTCTGAACGGTGGATTCGTCTTAAAGAGGCTGTATTCATGGCTAATAGTGATCCCACACTAAATGATGCACTAACAAAATTGGAGATATTATATGCCCTCAAGAAAAAAGAAAAGTAGAAGATATCTTGCTATGTGGGATAAGTTAGGGCTTGAATGTTTGTTTGACGTTGATGCAGAATTACATAAACTCAACATTTGGGAAAAGGATAGAACATTTTCTATTCTCAAAGAAGAACCCCACTCAAGAAAACCTGATGGTATCCCATTACAAATGATGATATTAAGGGCTAGATATAATTCACACCGACAATATGAGATATATGAATTTTCTAGCACACTCCCAGTAGAAGAAATTAAAAAAGTATTTGAAATGAATCCACAACCTTTAGTAAATTGGATTCGTGAAAATGGCGGTAAGATATACAGTGATTATGAACGGTCATCAAAATGGTTGATACAATGACAAGTGTCCGTGATTTGGTTGTTTATCCTGATATTTGGTTCATCAATAGAAAACTGTCTTACAAACCTGTACATTTTGTAACAGCAAAGACTCCTTTGAAAAAAGAGTCTGCGGTATGGGTGATTCATACATTGCATGGAAGGTTTACTTTTGAAGGCACCAATGAGTTCAATGAAGATTTTGAAGAAATAGTTTATCCTTCATTCGAAGATCCTAAAGAAGCGGTGTTATATGAATTGAAGTGGTCATGACATAAATATTTTTCTTGAAAAAAATCTAAGTAAATATAATACATTCAAGGAGAATTAATATGAGTTTTTTAAGACATGTAGGTAAGCACGGTGACCGAAAAGTAGCGGTAATATTTAGAGAGGTACCAGGAGAATCTCACATGTGCTTAGTTACTTATACCGAATTGTTAAATCAAAATATCCATGATCCAATGATTTCGTGCATTGAAAGTGATATAGGTCAGTCGAGTGAAAATTTAGCCGATGCATTAAATAGGATGTTCACTAAAGATGGAAGACCTATTTTACAGGTATTACACTTAGAAGGACAATTAAAAAAAGTTAATACTGAGCAGATTGTCATGACTCCTCAGCCTAATACAAAAATTAAGTTAAATGAACTTAATAAAATTTTAGATGAAATGAAGCAAGGAGAAGATGCTGTAAAAAGATTAGCAGAACTAGACAAATCTCTAGGAATTCAGGATCCAAATTTTGTTCGTAAAATGAAAGGTGAAAGGCTACCTTCGCAGATTACGGAAAGTAGAGATGCAGTGTCATCATCAACTACTGACGGCATATTAGGTGATCAACAACTGGCTAATAATTTAAAACAACAGGCAGAAAAAATGACCAATGAAGCAAACGGGTTATTGGCTGAAGCGAATAGGCTTTTACAAGAAGCCAACCAAATGTTAGGTGTATCGGTAGATCAGCCTAATACAATTTCAAACTTATCGGTAAACAAAAAATCTCGTGGAAGAACAGTAAAAGTAAAGACCGCATAATATATGTCTCCTGAATTTATCGCTAAATGGGAACACATCTTAGAAGATGTAGAGAAAAAACGTGTACCAGTGCAATTTATAAAGAAAATAATTCTAAAGTTAGAAGGTAAGCGTCAACAAACAATTAACGTAGAAAAATTTTTAAATCAAGGTTTAGAACCTGACCAAATAGAAGAGGCTGTTGGCAAAAAACTACATGAGTTAGATGATCAAATAGTCAGCATAGAATTTACGTTAAATGTACAAAGTATTGCAGATACTGTTCAACCTGAAACAGATAGGTTACTTGGAAATCTATGAAATTGATTGTCGCCTGTGATCCAAACGGTGGGATAGGTTATAAAAATAAATTGCCTTGGACTAAAATTCAAGGCGATTTGCCTAGATTTAAACAACTTACACAAAACAAGATTGTTGTTATGGGAAGAAATACATGGGATAGTCTACCAAAAAAGCCGTTGCCGAATAGAATAAATTATATTTTAACTAGCGATCCTTTTAGCATACCCGATAAAATCGGACCCGATATAATATATGGGTTTTCTGATGTTAATATACTAACGCATTTTAATTCAGATACATGTATAATCGGCGGCGCCAAATTAATAGAGTTAGCATGGCCCCTGATCACCACAGTGCATTTGACTAGAACATTTGCCACATATACTTGTGACACTCATATTGATATGTTAAGATTGATTAGAGAATTTTCAATTGATTATGAAGAAGTCAATGAAGATCATACATATGAAATTTGGAAAAGAAAATGAAACCATATCATGATTTATTAACAGATATTTTAGAAAACGGAGAAGATAAAGATGACAGAACTGGCGTTAGCACTATTAGTGTGTTTGGACGTACTCTTCGCTTTAATCTGTGTCGGGGCTTTCCCGCTATCACTACTAAAAAACTTGCATGGAAGGCTTGTGTCGGTGAACTACTTTGGTTCATTGAAGGCTCTAGTGATGAACGTAGACTGGCGGAACTCACCCACGGTACTGCCGACGGCAAGGTTACGATTTGGACACCTAACGCACTTGCGCCCTATTGGAAAGATAAGGCGAAGTTCGAAGGGGATTTGGGTAGAGTCTATGGGGTTCAATGGCGGCATTGGAATGCATATCGGGTTGAAAAAGACATGGGCCCTGCGCACAAAGGCGGTACCAGGCTCGCGGTGGATAGGACGGAAATAGACCAATTAAAGAACCTTCTAGAAGGTTTAGTAAAAGATCCTAATGGTCGTAGACATATTCTTAGTGCATGGAATGTTAGCGAACTAGATCAAATGGCATTACCGCCGTGTCATGTAATGAGTCAATTTTATGTCAACAAGAATAAAGAACTAAGTTGCCATATGTACCAGCGCAGCGTGGATGTGTTTCTTGGCTTACCTTTTAATATTGCTAGTTATGCGTTACTAACTCATTTGATTGCTCATCACTGCGGATTGAAAGTGGATGAGTTGATTATTAGTACCGGGGATACTCATATCTACAAGAATCATGTTGAACAAGTAAAAGAACAATTATCACGAACAGAATTTACTTTGCCTACATTGTATTTGCCTGTAGATAAAACTAATATATTTGAAATGACTCCTGAAGATATTGTTTTAGATGGATATCAGAGTCACGGACCAATAAAGGCATCGATGGCAGTATGAATATTAAAACCTTTTATGAACCGCAAGATTTAGGACCTGTTAGAGTTTTGACCGCAATTGATAGTAAATTATTATGTGACTCTTTGCAATCTTTTGTGGATAAAGCTCAAACTGGAATAAGACAACAGGGTCTTAGATGGGCAGGTGACTTTGAAGGCATAGGTGATATTAGATATCAAAATAATAATCCCACTGGATTAAAAGAAAAAGATTTTACTAAATGGATTCCTGGAACTGAAACATTGCAGCAAATATCAGATACATTACAAATACGAAAAGAAGGAAGAGTCAGGATGTTGATGATGCCACCAAAAAGTACATATTCTTTTCATTATGATCCAGATTTATGGAGAGTCCATATTCCTTTAATCACTAATTCAAGTTCTTTCGTAGTATCTCACGGTAAACTATGGCATCTACCGTTAGGATACGCTTATTTAGTTCAAGTAGAATACCATCATTTGGCATTAAATGCCGGTGATCAAAATAGAATACATATTGTTTTTGATTACTGCGATAATTTAGCATGATTACCGTAACTGTACACTCTTTTATTTTATCCGACGTAGACGATCCGGAAGTATATGCAGCAGAACCATTGTATAAGTGGCAAATTAGTGAAAAAGGTCAATGGATCATGAAAAACTCAACGACTACACCAACTTGGTATATAACACCATTAGCCGATTTATACAGTCATACTTGCATAGTTAAGGCAACGCTTTCTGAAAAAAATTATACATATTGGAAATTAAAGTATGAGTAAATTTTTAATAACCGGTGGATTAGGGTTGATAGGGCATAGAGTATCTTCTTTGTTAGAAAAATTAGGTCATGAGATAGTTATATTTGATACTCAAACTAATTATGGTATAATACCACAAGAAGAAATTGATTACCTGATATCTGAACGAAAGAAAAAAATAAAAACATCTAGAATTTACAAATATGATATTTGCTCTAACACTGGCAATATTGAATGGATGTTTGCTAATCATAAATTTGATACAGTAATTCATTTGGCAAGTTTTCCTAGACAAAAGGTAGTAAATGCTAATCCTATGTGGGGCAGCAAAGTCATGAGTGAAGGCTTATTAAATTTGTGTGAATTGAGCAAAAAATATAAAGTAAAAAAATTTGTATACATTAGTTCAAGTATGGTCTACGGAGATTTTACTGATAATGTTACAGAAGAATATAGTTGTAAGCCGCAAGGACAATATGGAATACTTAAACTCACGGGAGAATATTTGGTTAAAGATTACACTCGCAGAGGCTGTTTTGATCATGTTATTATTAGGCCAAGTGCTGTATACGGTCCACTTGATGTGGAAGATAGAGTTATTGCAAAATTCATGCTCACAGCAATGCGAGGAGGTACTCTTAAGGTTAATGGAGCAGGAGAAACCCTCGACTTCACCTATGCCGACGATGCCGCAGAAGGAATCGTTAAAGCCAGTTTAAGTGAAAATACAAATAATAAAATATATAATATCACAAAATCTCATAGTCATAGTTTACTAGATGCTGCTAAACTAACAGTAAAAATTGTAGGTAAAGGTTCTATTGAAGTGCGAGACAAAGATATAGATTTTCCTAGCCGCGGCGCATTGAATATTGATGCGGCTCGTAGAGATTTTGGTTACGACCCTAAAGTAGATGTAGAAGAAGGATTTCAAAAATACTACGATTGGTTGAGCAACAGTAGATACTGGGCAACAAAGAATGTTTAACAAAGCACTAATACCAATCATTCGTAAGATGATGCCCAAGACGATAGCACAAGATATTGTCGGAGTGCAACCAATGTCTATGAGTCATGTGTTCACTATGAAAGGTGACAAAGTTGGTTTTAAAAACTACGTCATGGCTCGTAATCAGAATGAATGTGTATTGTACGACACCCCTGACAAACCGCATTATGCCGTTGATGTAAGAACTACAGTTGAAGAATGGCTTCACGAACAGCCTATTGATATGTGGAAGTATGCAGAAGAAACAGATGATTGCCATATGAGTTTTAACAGATACATTATCAACGAAGAATTATTAACTTGGATGACACTACGATGGGGATGAACATCCCGCACTTCGGATTATCTAGACAGTATAAAAATCTCAAAGACGAATTACTAGATGCTACACATAGAGCATTAAAAGATGGTCAATTAGTAGGGGGTCAGTATACTAGAGCGTTTGAAGAATGGTTAAAGCTTCGTACAAAAACTAAGTACGCTGTAACAGTACACTCGGGCACACAAGCACTAGAGATTATTGCTCGCTATAAAAAGATCAACCACGGTCAAATTATGCAAGGTAATCCCAAAATTCGTGTACCTAATCTTACATACCCTGCAACACTCAATGCATTCCTAACTGCTGGATGGGAGATAGAATTAGGAGATACTGACAAGTACGGAATACTGTCAAGAACAGTCAGCAGTGGTGTCTACGAATGTCCGGTAGGTTTCGCCGGCCGTAGACCTTGGCCCGAAACAAACTATCAAGAACATCCCTATATAATAGTTGATGGTGCCCAACACTGGTTAGAATGCGGAGGTAATGTCGGCTCCGGCATGGCAATCAGCTTTGATGCTACAAAGAATTTAAATGCTAGCGGTAACGGTGGCGCAATTGTAACTAATGACGAACATTTATATCTGTATGCAGTAAGACATAAAGACAACAACAAACCTGATTTTTATGAAGCAGGCACTAATTCCAAAATGAGTGAACAAGAGTGTGCCCAACTGTTGATTCGTGCAAAGTATATAAATGGTTGGCAGAAACGAAGGAAAGAAATATCTGAATTTTGGTGTGATAGGTTTAATGAATTGCCAATAATTTGTTTGAACAATACTACGTGCCCTCATGCATTTCAAAAGTTTGTCATATACATGCCCGATAGAAATTCATTTCATACTCATATGATATTAAATGGTGTTGATACGAAGATTCATTATGAATATACTTTGGGAGATTTGCCTCTAACTTTTGGATGGAATAAACCTGATATGCTAAATACTAGTGTTATGTTGAGTAGGGGGGTGATCAGCTTACCTTTATATCCCGAACTCACAGATATCGAAATAAATTACATAGCAGACAAAGTTGATGAATATTTCAGAAAGTAAAATATATCCTATCAGAATCGAACCAATTAGAAAACGATACACGAATATTGTTGAATGGGAGTTAGGAAACACTTGTAACTTTAACTGTAGTTTTTGTTCTGATAAGTACAAGTCGGGAACAGACAAATTTTTAGATATATCAACCTATACACAAATTGTAGATAAACTAACAGCAGAAGCTGCACCTAAAAAACTATGGGTAAAGTTGACAGGCGGTGAACCTACACTCTATCCTAAACTCATCGAACTAATGACCTACATAAAAAGCAAAGGCCATTATACATATCTCATGACAAATGGCTCTAGAACTATGCGTTATTGGCAAGAGTTGAAAGATTCAAGTTGTGCAGACTTCATTGCGTTCACGCATCACGTAGAACAAACTAATGATGTAGATCATACCGTAAAAATTGTGCAACTATTTGAAGATGTTCCTACTATGCTTATAGTACACATAACGTGTCTTCCGAAGTACTTTACTGAATCTCTTAACGCATTTACGAAGATAAAAACAGAATGTGCATCCTATATTAATATACAACAAATAAATGATAAATTAGGAATGTCAAAATATACTGATAATCAAAAACAAATATTGCTGGAATGTAGTATTGGGCACACTGATAAAATTTCAAGAAAGACTAAATCAAACATTCCTTCAGATTATAGTTACCACAATGGTATTGTCAAATACATTTATAACAATGATTTCGTAGAAGTAGATCACGCTATCAACTTTATAAAAAGAGGAAAAAATGATTTCTTTGGGTATAAATGCGAAATAGGTATGTCTAATATCCGTATAGAGTATGAAACCGTTAAGAGGGCAGTTTGTAACGCAGGGGAAACATTGTCAGTTTATGATGAAAATTTATTTAGAATTGAACCTGTTACTTGTCCATATCATGCATGTACTTGTACTTTGGATTTTCTTATGCCTAAGAGCATAAATAGATGATTATGTGGATACTCAATATTTTACCTGAAGCAGCAATACATTGGACTCTAAGTATTAGTATTATAGGTATACTAATTTCTTTTGTTATAGGCATATTTCCTGTAATCAAAACTTATAAATTGCCTATACAAATAATTAGTGTGATTTTACTATCATATACTCTTTACTTAGAAGGGTCATTGGCCAAGAAGAAAGAGTATGAATTGGCTTTAAAAAATATGGAAATAAAGATTGCTAAAGCAGAAGCTGAAGCGGCAAATAAAAATGTTGAGATTCAAGAAAAAATAGTAGAAAAGACTAAAGTCGTAAGAGAAAAAGGTAAAAAACAAATAGAATATATTACAAAAATTGAAAAGGGTGATACCTTAACAATTGTAAAAGACATGAGTGAAGAAGAAAGAAAAAAATTTCAATCTCAAATTGAAGAACTTAGAAAGTTTAATGAATCCTGCACTATCCCCAGTATTATAATTGAACAACATAATGCTGCTGCACAAAAAACGGATAATACAAAAAAATGAAATTTTTAATTTGTTCTTTTATTGTAATAATTTCAGGATGTGCATATGCCCCGGTGAAGCCGGAGTTTCCTAAAGCAACTCCCATATTAATGCAGAAATGTGAAGAGTTGCAAAAAATAGAAGGAAATACAGTTACTATAACAGAAATGCTTAAAACTATAGTAAACAACTATACTTTATACTACGAATGTTCTACTAAAGTAGAAGGTTGGCAAGACTGGTACATAGAACAAAAAAAGATATATGAAAGTATCAAGTAGTATCTTCTTAACAACATTTTTTTTAATGGGATGTGTTTCTCCAGCAGAACAAGCATACTATGATACTGCTAAATCAATAAGCAAAGATCAAACAATGGCTCAAACTGCATGTTGGGCAGCAGTAAGCGAAATAGCCAAAAACGGAGATGAGTCTGTAAAGGCCAATGCTATGCGCTTGGGTTATTACACATGTAAGGTAGAAACTATAAAATTAGAGACTCCCAAACGTTTAGGACTTTAAGATAAATATCTTATAGGATCATAAAATGGTTAAGCAGGTAAAAACAGCATCAACTACGTTTACTAATACTATGACTCAGGCTAGTGTTTTTCCTGTGGCTGAAATACAGAATTCTAATGTAAATCCTCAATTGACAACGGCAGTCCCGGTGACAACAGTTAATAATATAGGTATACAAGCAAATAATTTATATATTTCAGGGGTGACTTTATCTACTACAAATAGTACACCATTACCACTAGGTTATACCTCAATACCATATGGATCACAAGAATATATCAATATAGGTGCATATCCTAACGATGGTACCGGCGATCCGTTAAGGGTAGCATTTGATAAAATTAATAATAACTTTTCTAATTTATTTGCTACTACATTCAGTACATCTGAAAGCATTACTACAGGACTAACATCTAACCAAGTTATACTAGAACAACCAGTTAATACCTTTATGCAAGGTGTATTTCAAATTAGAAGTTATGATCCTACAAATATAGATATGCAAGATATTACTTTATCAGCATCAATCACAAACGATGCTAATTCTGTAAAATTTACCGGGTATGCAACTCTTTTTGACGGTAATGCATTATGTAGATATGATATGGACGTATTTAATGATAGTGTTAGAATACTAGTTAACCCGTTAATAAATACTGACATACATCATTATATTTCATATCAAGTTACTAACTCAGGCGCTGTCGAAGGACCTTCTATTGCTCTAAATGGATATCCATCTGATTTTATTATGAGTACTGAAGATGATATAGAATTAATTGCTGAAGGTGGATAAATGAGAGCAAAAGAATTTATTTCTGAACAAAAACTATCAGATGTGCATGATGGTTTACAAGTGGCAGCAAAAGCATTGCCTAATACCTTTGTGATTACTGATTTAAAAAATCAAGATTTTTATGAATTATATAGGTTTGGAATAGCGATTGCAGATGTGCGCGGCAATCAGGGTAGTGATGATGTAAACAATTATAAGCCTAACTTTGAAGCAGAGAGTGACTGGGGTGAAAATCAAATAGTCAGCAGTTTTGATCCTAACGTAGGAAAAGTAATAGATCAAGCATTAGCCAAGGTACACAAAAAAGGAAAAAAAGCAGTAAGTACTCCGGGTAGTGAAGAAATGGATGATACAGATTATAAGTCACCTGTTATACCCTTCAAGGGATACGAATAATGAGAGCAAAAGAATTCATTAGTGAAGAGAAAAAAGGAAAATTAACACCTAGGCAACGGTTTGCTTCCAAAGGTATACATATTTTTAGCGATACTAATTACGATAGATCTTATGATTTAAATAGGGTAATGATGGCAGTAGCATCTACTGACGGCATCTCTGCACCTGTAATGGATGGTGAGAGTTGGAATTCAAAATATAATACAGGTCATCCGTATACCAAGATAGAATCTGATATGCTAAAGTTAGCGTATAAAGCAGTAGGGGTACCATTTAAAGATTTGAATCACGGTGATTTAAGAAGTCAAGAATTACCCTCGACCAATAAACAAAGCATTGTAAAATCATTTAAAGGGTACGAGAAAAAATAATAGTAAAGGTAATTAACGAATAAGTAGTTGTATATTTTTATAACTTATACACTATGATCGATATAAACACTACCTTGGATTTAGTAAAATTAAAGTTTTACAACGAATGGCTATATACTGCTCATATATATGATGAAGGTGACAGTCAATTTCACAAAGAATTAACTACTCAAGTTGTTAATACTTATGTAGATCCATTGAATCTTCCTAAAGATGCTAAAATTCTAGATTTAGGGTGCGGCCCGGGCTATTTTTTAGATGAAATGAAATCTAGAGAATATACTGACGTTATCGGAGTTACTCTTAGTCCAGGTGATATTAAACTCTGTGAAGATAAAGGTCATACTATTAAAAAATATGATTTGAGTTTTCTACCACAAAAAGACGGGTATTATGACGAAAGTGTAGATTTCATATTTCTACGACACGCATTAGAACATAGTCCCTATCCTATCTTTAGTTTAATGGAATACAACCGAGTGTTGAAACAAGGTGGGAAAATATACATAGAAGTGCCTGCACCAAATTGTGATAGAAAGCACGAATTTAACTTGAATCATTATAGTATCCTAGGTGATCAGATGATAGTTGCTCTATTACAAAGAACTGGGTTTGATCTTAATCTTTTCAATAGTTTAGAATTTGATTTGGGTATCAAAGATACGCCTGACGGGGAAGCAAGAAAAGTCAGGGAAAAGTTCTATTGTATCTTAGCCACTAAAGCAAGACCCTTAGATATTAAATAAAGATAAATACTCACTATAAGTGAGTATTTTTATGGCAATCCCAACCCCAACTGAAGTCGCACCCTGGTATCTTAGAAACATAACCCAAGCACTGGAATTAGATTCAGTAACTGGGCAAGTTCATGTAAGATCAAGTATTGTAGGCGGTAATGTTACTATTGCAGGCAATGTTATTGTCAGCAATGTCACTGTAGATGCTATAGGAAACATTGATGTTAGTGGGCCTACAATGCCCGTCAGTGGTAATATTAATATTGACGCAGGTAATGTCACAGTATTACAAGGAACTGACCCGTGGGTAGTTTCAGGAAATGTTAATATTGACAACTTCCCTGCTACAACAGCAGTAACACAAAGCACTGATCCTTGGATTATAGAAGGCAATGTAAATGCTACACTACAGGGAACATCGTTAGTAAATTTTATACCTGAAGCAACTGATTCATTCGGAAGACTTCGCGTAAGTACTCCATACACCTTATACGATACACAGGTAAGGTATTATGATCACGAGCAATTTAGTTCTAATATAGCAGGTACTGCCAATGTAGTTTACAACTCTAATTCTAGCACATTTGAATTAAATGTAGGAACAACTATAAATGATAGTGTTTTAAGAGAAACAGTAAGAGTATTTCCATATCAGCCGGGTAAAAGTTTATTGATACTTAATACATTCTGTATGGCAACTCCCAAAACAGGCTTAAGACAGCGTTCAGGATATTTTGGAGCAAATAATGGCATATACTTTGAGGTCTCGGGTACTACATTGAATATGGTTATTCGTAGTAGTAGCACAGGTATATTAGTAGAAGATAGAATAGCACAATCTAGTTGGAATGGTGATAGATTAAATGGATTAGGCGGCGCAAACAATCCTAGCGGTTTAACATTAAATCCGGCACTAGACCAAATTTGGTGGACCGATATTGAATGGTTGGGTGTAGGAAGTGTAAGGGTGGGTTTTATAATTGATGGCATCTATATTACATGTCATACATTTCAACATGCAAACACACCAAGTACCTTAACTGCTGATAATACTACAACCTATATGGGTACAGCCTCATTGCCCATACGCTATGAAATAACAAATACTGGTGGAACAGCATCACCTAGTATGATGCGTCAAATTTGTTCAAGTGTAATATCTGAAGGGGGGTTTCAACCATCTGGTAACCCAAGAGCAGCCGCGCATCTATTAGGTAGCCCAGTCACATTACTTAATACCGGTGCATTCAAACCAGTCATGTCTATAAGACTAAAAAGTACCATGTTAGATGCTATTGTGGTTCCGATAAACTATTCTATTGTTCCGGTATCACAGAGTTTATTCCAATACCGTATATATAAGTATGCTATTACTAGTGGCGGTACATGGGTAGATTCAGCAGCAGATAGTGCAGTGCAATATAATTTAAGTCCAACTGCATTAGTAAGCGGTGATATAGCGGAACAATCATTTATTAACTCTACTAATCAAAGCAGTGGTTCACCCACGCAAGAATCATTCAGTTTTACATATCAACTTGAAAGAGAGCCGTTTACTGGAGTAGCATACGAATATGTAATTATGATGGCTACTACTGGGCAAAATCAAGATGTATATGTAAGTATCGAATGGCAAGAAGTAACTTAATATGAAAGATGGCGACTTAATTACTTGGATATTCAAAATAACTATACTTACTTTGGCAGCGATTGTATTATGTGTAGTTATAGTCATGATGTTCGGGTTGTTCGATGATCGTGTAAACAATGAGAAAGTATTTGAAATTATAGGGCCGGCGTTTAGTACAGTAGTCGGTGCTTTTGTAGGATTACTAGGTGGACTTACAATAAACGGTGGCAAATCAAAAGGTTGCCCTAAAGACGATTCCAAATAAATAAAGTTTATGAGTGTAACACCTTCGTTAGTTAAAACACCGTATACTAAAACAAAGTTTGCAACGCAAAAAGAGTTGGATGACTTTATAAAATGTTGTGACCCCGACACAGGTTATCTATATTTTATGGATAACTTTTTTATGATACAACACCCCACGCGTGGTAGCATGGTGTACCATCCGTGGGACTATCAAAAAAGATTAATAGAAACTTATCATAAGTATCGTTTTAGTATTAGCCTAATGCCTCGCCAGAGTGGCAAATCAACAAGTGCTGCAGGATATTTACTTTGGTATGCTATGTTCGTACCAGATAGTACAATTCTTATTGCGGCACACAAATACACAGGCGCGCAGGAAATTATGCAGCGTATTCGCTATGCATATGAAAATTGCCCCGACCATATCAAAGCGGGCGTGACTACTTATAACAAAGGTTCCTTAGATTTTGAAAACGGATCTAGAATAGTATCTGCTACTACTACTGAAACCACCGGTCGCGGAATGTCTATTTCTTTGTTATACTTAGACGAGTTTGCTTTCGTTCGGCCATCTATTGCTGAGTTATTTTGGACCTCAATTACACCCACGTTGAGTACTGGGGGTAAAGCGATTATAACTAGCACACCCAACAGTGACGAAGATCAGTTTGCACTTATTTGGAAACAAGCCAATAAATGTGAAGATGCATATGGGAATGAAACTGAATTAGGAATCAATGGTTTCAGAGCATATAGAGCGCAATGGAGTGAACAGCCCGGAAGAGATGAAAAATGGGCTACTGAAATGAAAGCTCAATTAGGCGAAGATCGTTTCCGTCGAGAAATAGGATGCTTTAACGGTGAAACACAAATAAACCTAAAAGATTCAACCGGTAAAATATTCACGGCTACAATGTCGGATCTAGAGAAATTATTAAATGACGATAAATAAAAGTGTAGTTCGCGGAATGGGGATTCCCAACTACTCTAATGCTATAAAGGAGCAATCAGCATGACTATTTATTCACCTCAGTGTATACCTACAGGATATTATGTATACGCCTATTTACGACAAGACGGTACACCTTATTATATAGGCAAAGGTAAAAACAAACGAGCATGGCAGAAACATGAAACTATAAAAAGACCGTCGTATATCAACATTATTATATTAGAGCAATCACTTACTGAAATAGGTGCAGTTGCATTAGAAAGAAGGATGATATGTTGGTATGGTAGAAAAGATTTAGGTACGGGAATATTGCGAAACAGAACTGATGGAGGTGATGGTACATTCAACTGTATGCCTTGGAATAAAGGGTTGAAGTTACCCAACCACGGCGGACGTAATAAAGGAACAGTATGGTCACCTGATGAGCGAGAGTCGCAACGCAAAGTTCGGTCTGCCCTGAATTATTACAATTATTTAAAAGACCCGGTAAGATGCCAAAGTATAAGCACTGCCCAAAAAGGTAGAGTGGGTACGAGTTTAGGTAAAAAATGGTTTAATGACGGAATAAACGAGTATTATGGTGATAGTGTACCGATAGGATTAACTGCCGGCAGGTTAATAAACAATCAATCTAAAAAAGGATTAAGATGGTTTAATAACGGAAAAGAAAATAGGCAGTTTAGAGAAGGCACACAGTTAGAAGGATTTATACATGGCAGAGTTAGTAAAAAATAAATTAGGATTAGAAATTCTCACTGATAATGGCTGGGAACCATTTGATGGTATAGTCAATCAAGGAATTAAGCACACTATAATAGTAGAGACAGAAATTACTAAGGTGACTCTTACTCCTGACCATCAAATTTACATTAATGTTGATGAGAAAATTTCTGCGGAACGCCTTAAACCAGGTGATTTAATTTCTACTCTCCACGGCCCACAACAAGTTATATCAATAAAAGAAAATCTATTAGAAAACGTGTACGACATTGTAAACGCAGGTGCTAATAAGAGATTTTACGCTAATGATATATTGTGTTCCAATTGCGAATTTATTATCGCCGATGAAACTCTAATTAATCCTACTACGCTAATAGATTTAGAGGGCATAGATCCTATTAATAGAATGGGTCAGGTTCGCTGGTATGAAAAGCCAAAAAAAGGAAATATCTATTCAGTGTCACTGGATCCTAGTCTAGGTACGGGAAGTGATCCTGCTGCCATACAAATTTTTGAAGCAAACACTACGACTCAGATAGGTGAATGGAAACACAATAAAACAGATATTCCTACTCAAATTAAATTATTAGCCCAAATAAACAAATATATCCAAGAATGCACTGAAGAACCTAGTAATATATACTATTCTATAGAAAACAATAGTATAGGCGAAGCAGCATTGATATCACTGAATGAATACGGGGAAATAAACATACCCGGTATTTTCCTCAGTGAACGTGGTAAAAAGAGGAAAGGGTTTAATACTACACATAAAGTAAAAATTGCAGCATGTGCTAAGTTTAAAACCTTAGTAGAAAGTAGAAAAATGAAGATTTATAGTAAAAGTTTAGTGAGTGAACTTAAAACCTTCGTTGCTATGGCAGGAAGTTACGCAGCAAAAATTGGTGAAACTGATGACTTAGTAATGGCTTCATTATTAAATATACGAATGATGCAAGAATTATCCGAATATCACATGAACTTAGAAGAACATATGCGTGATCATGATGAATATGTACAACCTTTGCCTTTTTTTGCAGTTATAAGTTAATTCATATACTTTCATTTATTATAGTTTGATAAATACTTTATTAACATACTAATAAAAATGCCAATAAAAACTGACTCATTGAACAGAGAATTATATAATTTACTAAACTCTAGAGGATATAACCCTATATCAATGGATGCCGATATCGCTAGAGCAGGAAAAACAGTTCCTCCTGAAGAAGCAGATGTTTTTAAATTTACATTCAAACGGGGCAACAAGGCGATTGATGATGCATTGATTTCAGTCGATGGTTCAAACAATCTTATAGTATACTATGATGAAGAGTTAAGTAAGGATGGTGAGTTAAAAACACCTGGTTCGGAAATCGATGACAGTTGGTTTGGTTTATTGAATTTTTTAAAAAAATGGGCTTTCTCTAGAAGGCTTGCGTGGGAGCTGGCTCCTAAACACAGAGTCGATAGTGACATGGCACAAAGGACATATATGAAAAAGAAAGAACAAATCGCAGAAGGTTATTACCCAATGGGCAAGCAAGCCAGCTATAGTGACGCTATACCCACAGTGAAAATTGTATTGCAACATTCAAGACAAATACAAGAAGGCGAGCAAAGATATCGCAATGTGGCTAAAATATTTTTAGAAAATATTCACGGAGAGCGTATTCTTGCCCCTACAACAAAGCCAGGTATAGCACAAATCTATGCTAGACATTTGGCTGAAGGTGGTGTACCTAATGATGAGCGATGGAATCATATTAAGAGTTTGTGCGAAGAATATAGTAAGATGGCTGGATTTGTTCGTGCTGTTCGTAGTAATCAATTCAACGAATCAGCACAAAAATTAGTAGAAGCAGGATTAAACCATTATCATAGTTTACGTGAATCCTTAGGAAAAATGAGAGGTCAGCGGGGATATACGGCATATTTTGAAAGTTGGACTCCTACATTAATGGAAACAGAAAGTGATGATCAACCGAAATTGAATGAACTTTTTGTTCAGGAAACACTTGATCCAAGAATTGAAAGTGTAATGCCAATCTTGAATAGATTACACGTTAATATCGGTGAAATGAAAGAAGTAAATGAATTAGCAGAATGGGCTGATAATTTAACTGAATTAGCAGAACCAGCAATCACTAAAGATGAATTTAGAGAAAAAATGTCTGCCCTTCAAAAAATTCAAATGGACCCTCACACTGCAAAAGATTCTATGCTTAAAAAAGAATTAATGAGAAAAATAGCAGAATTGAAATCAAGAGCAAAAAGTTCAGGAATAGAAGTAACAGAGGATGAAGGTAGACAAGCATTAAATCCAATTGGAATTCCTGAAAATCAAAACCTAACTAAACGAGATTACTCCGACAAATCTTGGATGACCAACAATAATAACAAACCAAACTCTCTAAAACATAAAATAAGAGATACTATGAAGGGACTGAAAGGGTTTGTTACAGGCAAAGAACGAGAAATGATGGATAGGGGAGAGCTCGATACGTATCAAGATATGCAAAACATGAGAGAAAATTCAACTAGTATAGATGAACAAAATTCTCGTAGTCAATCTATAAAAGATTTAATTTTGGGAATGGATGATAATCATTATCCAAGCCCGGCTAGACCTGAATGGGATCTTCAAGGTATTGATACCTTAAAGGTAGTATATAGTGCAGCAGATGCACCAACAGAAGTATTTCGTGGAGAAAAATCAGGCTTATGGACTATAGAAAGAGATGATGATTATCCAAGAGGAAATTGGGTAACTATAGCAGTTACTGAACCAAAACATTTTAAACAATTCTTAGATATTGTATATAGCAATAATCCAAATACCAAGATATTTATAAATGATAAAGTAAAACAAGGTGTGGCGGAAGGCATAGAACATTGGACTAATAGCGGTCATAAAATTATTGCCAACCGTAAAACTCCTAAAGGAGAATTCGTAATTATACAAAATAAAAACGATGGTAAGTACGAAATACATAAATTTGTTGGTCCTACTTCAACCACCGGTTACGATTTTGTATCTGTTCATACCTCCCCCGAAGAAATGCAGACTGCTTTTAAAAAACTAACCAGTGTAGCAGAAGGCGTTGATACAGGCGAATATGATGCACGTAAATATACCCCGGCTAAAAAAGGAGAACAAGATAAAGTACACGCAAAACATCGTGAACGTATGCAGAAATTACGCAAAGAAATGGATGACGAAGCCAAGAAGAAAGATGTAGAGGAAGGTTTAGATGCCAATCAAAAGCGTGTAGGACAATTAGGCCCTACTGAGAAAGTTAAGAATAACAATATCGGTAAACTAGTCGGTGCTAATGAATCTGTCAATCTATCTGAAATGGATAGTGAAGGTTACAAAGGACACCGCGGCGATGAAGATTCAGGTAAGGGTCCCGAAAAATCTGTAAAGCCAATCAAATCTAAAGATGCTGCCAAAGACGCTGAAAATGTTTTAAACAGATCAATGGACAAGGCACATAAGAAAGATATGAAAGAAGGACAAGAAGACCTCGATGCTATCCTAAGAATTATCAGAAAGTAATTCCCCAAAAAACCTCACTTAAAAGGTGAGGTTTACCATATTTGGGATAAATATAAGTTGACATATCGCAGTAAGTATGTGATACTTACGATATGTTAGTCACATAGAGGTGTGTGGCGAATAATAATTTAATGAGACCATCTCAATTTTTAATTTAAGGAGAAAATAAAATGGCGAGCCTCGCAGAAATTCGTGCCCGTATTGCGGCACAAGAAAACAAACAACAAAAGGGTTCTAACACCCAATCAGATAACTCAATTTACCCTCATTGGAATGCAGACGAAGGCACTATTGCTACAGTGCGATTCTTACCTGACGCTGATTCTAAAAATACCTTCTTTTGGATTGAACGTCAAATAATTAAGTTACCTTTTAATGGTGTAAAAGGTGACCCTAATATTAAACAGACCGTAGTGCAAATTCCATGCATGGAAATGTATGGAGAAAGCTGTCCTATTCTTGCAGAAATTCGTCCATGGTACAAAGACGAAACACTTAAGGAAATGGCAAACAAGTATTGGAAAAAGCGTAGTTATTTGTTTCAAGGATTTGTACGCCAAAATCCAATCGGTGATGATAAGACTCCCTCAAACCCGATTCGAAGGTTTATTATCAGTCCACAAATTTTCACTATCATTAAATCTAGTTTGATGGATCCTGAAATGGAAGAACTACCCACTGATTATATGCATGGTCTTGATTTTAATATCAAAAAGACTAGCAAAGGTGGATATGCCGATTACAGTACTAGCAACTGGGCTCGCAAAGAGAGTGCATTAACTGAATCTGAACAAAATGCAATTGAAACGCATGGATTGTTTAATCTATCAGATTTTCTACCTAAGAAACCTAATGAAGCAGAATTGCGTATTATCAAAGAGATGTTTGAGGCTAGCGTAGACGGTCAACCATACGATAATGCACGTTGGGGTCAGTACTATCGTCCATATGGACTTGAAGCACCTGCAGGTGCTACGGCTGAAACACCCGCGACTGCTGAAACCAGCGCACCCGTAGCAACTCCTGCTAATGTAAATTCATCTTCATATGAGGATGAACCTACAGTAAGTTCTCAGCCTGTTCAAGTTCCCAAAAGCACTTCAAGTGATAAAGCACAAGACATCCTAGCGATGATTCGTGCTAGACAGTCTAAGTCTTAATTAGAATAGGGGCTACGGCCCCTATCTTAGGAGAATAATATGACATTACCAGATGAACGGTATCGTGCCCTAAAACAGGGTAAGAAACTATTAGAAGAATTATGTGATCCAGGAAGGACACCTCGTGTGCCAAGTATAGTAAGAGATAGAGCACGTGGAGTGTTAAGACATTATCCTAATGATTATGATTTAGAAAAAATTGCAGATAACTGTCCGGAGATGCTTGACAAAGCATCAATTTCTAGTAAAATACTTAAATCTGCAAAAATAATAGGAGAAAATTAATGGGTAAACCTTTTATTTGTATAAATAGATTATATGAATAGGAGGCATCATGTTAGAAGCGTATGTTTATAAAGTAACAAACAAAATAACAGGTCAATTTTATTTCGGCTCACGAACAAATAACATAGCAAAAGGTAGAACCCCTGAAGAAGATTTATGGAAATATTACTTTACTTCGTCAAAGGTAATCAAGAGATTGATAGAAGAACACGGAATAGATTCGTTTGATGTTGAGATCATACACAAAGATATTGATTATGCTAAATGTTTTTGGAGAGAACAACAATTGATTTTTGAAAATAGAAATAATCCTAATAGGTTGAATAAAGCGTATGTTAATCCGAAAACAGGTAAAAAGGTTTTAACAACCTTTAATGAAACGGAAGAAGAACGAAAATTTCGGGCCAAGAAGATTAGTGAAAATAAAAAAGGTAGATTCAATTCAAATGGTCATTTTGGTTTAAAACATAGTGATGAAACCCGCAAAAAAATGAGAGAATCGCAGCAAGCCTTGGGGTATAAACATTCAGACGAAGTAAAGCAGAAAATGAGAAATCACCAAAGAACCGCAGAACATGCGGAAAAGTTAGGTGCTTCATTACGCGGAAAACCGTGGTCTGAGGCAAGAATAAATGCACAACTTAAAAGGAAAAATAATGGCAACACGACCGTTTGATATTTCAAAATTTAGAAAAGATATCACAAAGTCGATTGAGGGTTTAAGTATCGGATTTAATGATCCTACTGATTGGATTTCTACAGGAAACTATGCACTAAATTATCTTATTAGTGGTGACTTTAATAAAGGTGTACCTTTAGGTAAAGTTACAGTATTTGCAGGAGAGTCAGGCGCCGGAAAATCATTTATTTGCTCTGGAAATCTTGTTCGTCATGCTCAACAGCAAGGTATCTTTGTGGTATTAATTGATACCGAGAACGCACTAGATGAAGCATGGCTACATGCATTAGGTGTATCTACTGATGAAGATAAACTGTTGAAACTTAATATGGCAATGATTGATGATGTTGCTAAAACTATTTCAGAGTTTATGAAGTCTTACAAAGCAATGCCAACAGATGATAAGCCAAAAGTACTTTTTGTTCTTGATAGTCTAGGTATGTTACTTACCCCTACTGATGTTAATCAATTTGAAGCAGGTGATATGAAAGGGGATATGGGTCGTAAGCCCAAAGCACTTACGGCACTGGTACGTAACTGTGTTAACATGTTTGGTAGTCATAATGTTGGGTTAGTTGCTACTAATCATACTTATGCAAGCCAAGACATGTTTGATCCAGATGACAAAATCTCAGGTGGGCAAGGCTTTATCTATGCAAGTTCAATTGTCGTAGCAATGAAGAAATTGAAACTTAAAGAAGATGAAGATGGTAATAAGATTAGTGATGTTCGAGGTATTCGTGCAAGTTGCAAGATTATGAAAACACGCTATGCAAAACCATTCGAAAGTGTACAAGTTAAAATCCCATATGATACTGGTCTAAATCCATATAGTGGATTGCTTGATATGATTGAAAAGGCTGAACTTGTAAAAAAAGAAGGCAATTCATTAGTTTATACAACTATTGACGGTGAAATAATTAAGAAATTTCGCAAAGCATGGGAAGCAAACACTGATGGTTGTTTAGATACAGTCATGTCAGAGTATTCACAAAAACTAAATTCCAAGATAAGTATTACAATATCAGAGGGGGATGAATCCGAATGAGCTTAGATTTTGTTGCAGAAGTATGGGACGCATTGCGTACACACATTGATTTCAACGAACGCAGTGATGCGGCCGACACTATGGTAAATTTGCTAGTAGAGAACAACTACGAAGCAGATGATATTAAAAGTGCATTCCGCGGAGATAAAGAAATAATCACTGCACTAAAAAATTATGTAGACGAACATGATCTTGAAGAAGATTATGAAGATTATTCAGATGACGATGACTACGACGACTGGCAATAAATGAATTGGTATACTAGAGTATCACAGAATCTTTCAGTGATACCTGATTTTATTTCTTATTATGAATCTGAATTAAATGATGCAAAAAAAGAAGTAAAAATATTTGGCAATGTTGAAAAGAATATTGCCAATCTGCCTGGCATGACAGAACACAGATTTAATCAACTTCAAGAAATTGAAGCGGTATTAAACTATCTCAATATTCAACTAAGAAAGATTCGAAGGAAACACTTTCAAAAATACTTAGAGTCTTATAATAGGGCATTGACTAGCCGTGACGCTGAAAAATATGTCGATGGAGAAGAAGAAGTTATTGATTTTGAATCATTGATCAATGAAGTGGCACTATTAAGGAATAGATGGTTAGGAATCATGAAAGGTATAGAATCTAAAAATTTTATGCTGGGGCATGTGGTTCGGTTAAGAGCTGCTGGTATGGAAGACATTAGTCTTTAAATTTTTTAAAGGATAACAATATGCAATCATTAGGATCACTACTCAGCGGTAATTTAGTTAGCAATAATTCTACCATTCCTGATACTATTACTAAAGATGTATGGAATAATGTAAACGATTTATTCGGATTAAATTATAAAGTAGAAATTAAAACATACGAAAGAGAAGAAGATATACTAACGTTAAGTTGCGTTATTCATCGACTACGTACTTCTTCAAATTATACGGTTCATTATAAACTTGCTGATACTTCTTTGTGTAACAAAATAACTGAAGAAGATATAATTCTTTCTACCAAGATAAGAGACTATTATAGTAAAAAGATTATGATTTGGAAACTTAAACAATCATATATGAGTAAATTTCGTGATGACTTGAATGAATTTATTCATAGCGATGGCAAAAAGTTTTCAGAAACTATGGTAGGATTGGTATTTAAACTTCCAGAGTTTTATGAATATGATAAAAAAATTGATACTATCTTTTCAGAAAGAAACAGAATTTTAACTAAAAATGAAGAGCCAAGTGTGAAGCAACTTTCACTGATTCAACTGACCACACTCAATAGAAAATATAATAAACAAAATGAATATTGGTTCTCAGATCAAGAAAATACTATAGTAAAAGTAGAGTTACAAAAAAATAATCCATTGATAAACATTTGGAACCAACTGATATCTAAGCCTGTTTTATTGCAAGCAAAATTTAGTCCTCAAAAAATGGATGAATATAGATATTATTCTGCTCAAAATTACAAATTAATTATTTGACAATAAATGGACATTTAAGTATAATACTTCTATTGAAACTAGATATTAGGGTTAATTATGCGTACTAAGACTATCGTCGATGGTTTTAAGAATTCGCAAAAATTTCGTTTTATTCTCATGGCAAACAGCGGTGAGGAATTCGGGATGACGATCACCATCAAGCAAATGTCGGATCAGTTTGCTACCCGTGATGCTCGGGTCGCTGTATGGACCGCACTCGAAAGGTTGGCATATGATCGCGGTATGGCTAAGGTTCGTCATGATCCATTACCCACCGGTCTTGTTGTCGGTGCACAAGGCTTCCGCCAAGTACAGGTCGACCTGTACTAAATTTGACAATAAATAGATTTGACTATATAATATAGTCTTACTCAGTCATAAGGAGTTTTTTATGGGTTATCGCGTTGTTGCAGACAGTGTCCAAATGGACATGATGCGTCAAAAGTACGGTCCCCGTAAGGGACTTGAGGGTCCTTTCAACTTCAGTGGTCGTGTTCTGTACTACGATCCTAAAGAAGGCTCCTACTACGATCCGACCACTGACTTTTATGTGGATCGGGAAGAAATGAACAAGATTCATGAGCGTCTGATGGGCGCACTAGGTTGGAAAGGTTGACAAAAAATGTCTAAGATGAGTGATATTTTCATTGAAATTCAAGACCGTCTTTCTAAAAAAGAGGATCCCAAAAATATTGCCGAAGAACTCAATATTCCAATCAGTTGGGTTTATGGTGCATATGAAGTTACTCCTGAGGAAGAGGAATTGTATTCGCCATATAAAACGTATAACAGTTAAAAAATAATTTGTATAAAAAAGGGTCTTAGGACCCTTTTTTTTATTTTGCACTAAATATAAAAACGAGAAAGGTGCAGCATGAAAAATATATTATTATTATTCTTAGTATTTTTAGTATCCTGTGGAGGAGGATCGGACCCCTCACCTACAACGACTGATCCTCAAATTACTACGGTTCCGGGATTGTCAGAAAACTCTGGCACTGATATAAATTTATACAAACTAGATCCACTAAAGATTAGGGAGGCTAGTGTAATATTACCTGCTGACTCCACTACTACACTACAAGAAGTACAACAGTCAGCAATTTTTAGTCTGTTTAGAACTCCCTACTCTGGATCTTTTAACGAGGGCAACATAGACAATGCACTGGTAATTACACTTAAAGTACTTAATATACCCAACAGGACCAGGGTGCCCTATATAATATCAGGAATAAATGTTGAAGATATAGAATCCATGGTGCTTAATGGTGCTAGTATGCCACCAGCCCTTGCTGGTTACTTTGATTTAGGATCGCAAGGAGCAGTTGGATTTGCCAATCTAGTATTGATATTTAAATCAGATCAAACAACCGAGGGTGCAGAAACACTATCTTTAAGATTAGGTACTGGCTGGACCAACGTAGATGCACTAACTGTAACGGCAACCATTAATGATACTAGTACTACGCCAGTACCACCAGTAGTACCAGACCCCACATATACATTAACTAAAACACCGGCTGGTTCAATTGATGAAGGATTATTAAGTAGTCCAGTTACAATTACACTGAATACTACTGGGTTAGAACGTGGAACTGCTGTTCCATGGACAATTTCAGGTTCATTTATTACTGTTGCTGATATAGAATCAATGGTAGTAAATGGTACGCCACAAATTCCAAGCTTAACTGGACAATTTATTGTAAACAGTGGTGGGTCTACCACAATGGTGTTAACATTCAAAGCAGACAAATTTACTGAAGGTGCAGAAACTCTAGTACTAGGACTTCCTACTGTTCCTGGTACGCCCACCGTTAGTATAACAATCAATGATACCAGTACAACAGCCGCAACATTGGTAGACACAACCAATCCTATAATTTCAATCACTAGCGTTTATAATTTTGTTGCAAACAGTAGTATGAATGTAGAAGGAGTGGCAGTGGATAACGTGGGTATCCGTTCGGTTACCTGGATTAACAGAATAGAAGGAGTAATAGTTAACCAAGGGTCTGCTACCCTTACCCAGTTCGGTAACTATGCTACTTGGACTACAACTATTCCTCTGCAATTAGGAAACAATAACATAGAAATATTAGCAACTGACACTAATGGTAGGACAGGGTATGAAATAATAGTTGTATCTGGGTCAGTGGCCATGGTGTCTGGACAAAACAGTTATGAAGCAGACCCTTGGGCTATTGAAGAAACAGAGATGGTTGCATCACAATCTGTCGAAATGGGTGACTCTGATTTAGCATCAATGGTCACAAGTCAGCCTACTAGTTACGTTGGAGATCCCACTACCCACATTGAACAAATGAGACTTCAAGCCGAACGTGTACATAGGTTCACACAACTGGGCATAGATAGCGATAAAGTCATAAGCTTGGCTTCATTAGGTATACCTGAACCACCTGCAGAAGTACATCCTTGTAATAAAGGATATTATTTACACCTACATCATGCAACATTGCCTAATATTAAATTTAAATTAGACGGTGATTGGTGGCTGCTGGCCAGTGCCACCAGCAGAATTGCTACCGATCCTAACAAAGTTCATTTCTATTGGGCAAAACAAATTGGTGACACATCTTTAGGTTTACATGATACTGGGATACAAACTGAAAATTCACAGTTGAAACTAGGAACAATAGATGCAAAACTGGATCTAGGTTGGGCAGTGGTCCCCTACAGTTATGCAATGTATGTAGGGATATCACCACTACCTATTAGTAGAAATGAAATATGCGAAGTCTGATAGCAGTAGTACTGCTATTATTTGCTAATCAAGCATACGCAAATAAATGGCCCATTTGGCCACAGATACAAAGCGTAAATAGCAGACTAGGCTGGCAGATAGATAAGATTCAAGTAATAGGACACAACTCCAGAGTGCCACTGTACGGTGGGCAAGATCCTTTCCCCTTTTGTGCATCAGTTGCAGCCAGTATATTGCACGATCAGCACGAATGCATGAATAAAAATCAGGATTGCAGTGTATATCCTAGAACGTCGGCATTATCATTGGTAAGTTCTAGCCAAGGAACACCAAACAGAATAAATTGGGACAATGGAGGGGTTACCATATTGGCGTTAAAACAAGTCTTAAAAAATGGCGGAGCCGCATCTCACCTCAGTTGTAACTACGATACTATTGTAGAACCACGTAAAAATAAAGGGGTAGATTTTGTTAGAATATATGGTAATTATGCTAACCATAAACAATTTCGTAAATGGGGCGGTTATCTACAAAGATATTACAGAGATGAATTTATTTGGGAAGTAACTCAACTGGGTTTATATAGAAAAAATTTAGATGCCGTGTTGTCAAAAGATTTCAACTCACCACATGATTTGTTTAATTCGATTATCGTAACTGAGGAGTGTGGTAATATAGAAATAACTAGTAGTAAGCAATATACCTTAAAAATAATTGATAACCCTGATCAAGACATTAAACTATCATATGAAAAAATTCAGTATCTATTAAAAAATAACACACCAGTTGGTATTAATCTGTGTTTGAATATAGATGTTGGACTTAAAACTTGTAGCAAACATTCACTGGTAATTTTTGCCGAAGGCCTGGCTAAGAATACAATTACCGGGGACATTAGGCGTGTATATCATTTAGCAAATACTTGGAGTGAACACTGGCATAAGGATCATAATGACGGCTGGGTATTTGCAGACCAATTATTATTAGGTGTTTATTCGATGTTTTGGCTGGAATAAAATTAGATTGACAATAATTTTATAAGATAGTATAATTATTTTATATACAATGTTCCATTCAGTCAATGAATTTAGTTATTCAAACTAAAATTATGGTCAATTACAGTATTATTGCTGAAAATCCATATTGGAAATCTTCAGGAGGAAATGTATTCCTTATTAAGGATTTGTCTACATCAGAGGTAGACACTGTAAATTGTTCAGGAATACCTATTATAAAATCTTTGGTAGAAATGAATAGTGATTTCCGCAAAGAGTATGTAGTTAATTGGTTTCTTTCTGAAGAAAATCAGTTATGTGATACCTTCGAAAATCCTTTTGAAGTATTTTGGCGTAACGATCATTGGGTAGCATATCGTAGTATAAAAAATACTGGGATTTTTCATTATGCCATTGAAAAAAAAATCGAACAGTATGATATGGCCATTGGGGGCGAACGCACTAATTACAGAGTGATTTATGTGATGCTAAACGGGGATAACGTACTTAGCAGTAAAACAGAAGAATATTTTAATCAAAACTCAATTGATTCTAAAAATGTCTAGAAAACATACAGTCACTGCATTGGTGTATGACAAGAAAGGTAGAATGCTTTCTATGGGTCGTAATAGTTATGTAAAGACCCATCCTATGATGGCAAAAATGGCAGAACATGTAGGAGAACACTACAAGATTTATCTACATGCAGAAGTGGATGCGTTGATTAAAGTAAAGGATTGGTCAAAGGCCCATAAATTGGTAATCACTAGGTTTAATAGACAAGGAGAACCTGTATTGGCTAAACCGTGCAAGGTATGTCAACACATGATCAAACTTGCATCTATTAAAGAAGTGGAGCATACTTGACAGTTGACAATAAATCCAAACCTTGCTATAATACATTTACGCTGAACAACACGGAGCAAGCAAATGGCTACTCGCAGCACAATCGCACTGGAATACGCTGATCTGACCATTGATATGATCTACTGCCATTGGGATGGTTATTTGGAGAACAATGGTCGTCTGCTGCTGGAACACTGGACTGATCCGTTCAAGGTTCGTGACCTGATGGACTTGGGTTCTATCAGTGCTCTGGGCAAAGAGATTGGTACCAAGCAGAACTTCGATGACCGTAGCACACACAATTTAGATTGGTGTTTGGCCTACGGGCGGGATCGTGGTGAAGTGGAAGTTGGTGCTGTTCGATTCCCCAACTACCAAGCATACCTCGAATTTGGTAATTTTGAGGAATTCAATTACATCTTTCGGAAACCTACATATGGTTCGGGTGTTTGGTATGTAAGTCGTGATGACGGATTTGTTCAGTTGAACCGTGCCTTGGATCGTGTGGCTGTGGAAGCACTCAAGTAAACCCAAGTTGACAATAAATCCAGTTTTTGATATACTGTATTCATAGTCGAGAAATGGAGAGAAATATGAAGATCGTCATCAACACTCAAGTCCGCGAAAACTACGGTTCTGCCGAGAGTCCTTACTGGAAGATGAAGGGTGGTTCTGTCTTTGTTGTTCCGAACCTCTCGGCTGAGCAGACCCTCAAGGTCAAGGAGAATGGTATCCCCACTATCAAGGCTCTCATCGAAACTCGTACCGAGATGTTCGAGGAGTATGTGGTAGACTGGTCTATCCTTGACAACGATGCCGTTGTCTGCGATCCTTGGGAGACTCCTACGGATCTGTTTTGGACTAACGGTCGGTGGGTCGCTATGCGTACCATCGAAAATGGTGAGTACGGCTATATGCGCCGTGAGGTCGCTAGCAAGACCGAAGAGTATGAACTGGAGATGGGCGGCCGTCAAGCCAACTATCGTGTGGTCTACACTATGCGTAACGGCGATGTAGTCACTGGTGCACAGGTTCAAGAGTATCTGGTTAAGGCTGCTTAATATGATTCAACATTTTACTCCTGAGCAGGATCAGTTCCTACAACTTAGGCAATCAATGGCTTACTACTCCGGACTCCGAGAGGGTATTTCTTTGTTTGCATACTGGAAAGACGGTGTACAGTATGTAGGTACTACGGGCAAGACTCTTAAGGATGCTCTCGCCGAAATTCAAGTCGAGGAAGATACAGTCCGCTCTCGATTTAAAATTTGACAATAAATGGTCTTGGGTATATAATACATACATAGACAGTTAAATAACGGAGCAAATATGTCAACGATTCGAATTCTTTCTGGTACGTATCGCAATCAAGCCGTTCGCGGGGAAGTCTTTACCTTGGTCAAAGGTTTTCAGACAGGTAAGAAAGGCAATTACGTTACTGTTCAGAATGACGGACAGTTTGCCATTGATATTCCTCAAGTGAAAGTTAAAGTAGACTCTATGTCCGATATTGAGTTTTTGAATGGTAATGCCCCTGTTGCAGTTGCAGCAGAGGTTGCGCCCACTGTTGTCACGGAGACTGATGAGCAGGCTATGGATCGTATTGCCGAACGATTCGGCATCCTCGATGAAATGTCTAAGGCATGTATCTCGGGTGATATCCGTGCTATGATCGTCACCGGCCCTCCAGGCGTCGGTAAGAGTCACGGCGTGACTACGCAAATGGAGCGAGCCAGTTTGTTTGACAAGGTTGCTGGTCGCAAGGTCCGTTTTGAAATTGTTAAAGGTACTATGTCTGCGATCGGACTGTTTGCACTGTTGTACAAGTTTTCTGATCGTAAGAATGTATTGGTGTTTGATGATTGTGATATTTGGGAAGATCAGGATGCAGTCAATATTCTGAAAGGTGCATTGGATTCTGGCAAGACCCGTCGCATTAGTTACAACAAGGATAGCCGACTGTTGCGTGAAGAAGGTGTCCCGAACACTTTTGATTTTCATGGTTCAATCATCTTTATCACTAACAAGACCTTCGATAACAAGCGAGCCACTAAGATTCAGCCGCACTTGGATGCTCTTCAGTCTCGTAGTCACTTCTTGGATCTGACTATCAATACCGAGCGTGACAAGATGCTCCGCATCCGTCAAGTGCACCGTGATGCAGACCCGGGTCTGTTCGTTGACTATGGCTTCACTAAGGAGCAAGAGGATATGGTTCTCGACTTCATGTGGGACAATCACACCAAGTTGCGTGAAATCAGCCTGCGTATGACTCTCAAGATTGCCGATCTTGTCAAGATTAGCCCGACTTCTTGGAAGAATTTGGCCCGTGCTACTTGCATGAAGGCTTAAACAAACACCGTGTGAAGGTGAGGGGCAATGTCAATAAGTCCCCTTTTCTATTGGAATTAATATGCGTAAATTAGCCACTATCCGCCGTATTGACGAGATTCGCCCGATTCTGGGTGCTGATGCTATTGAAGCCGCAGTTATCGGTGGCTGGACTGTAGTAGTTAAAAAGTCAGAATTCAGTATTGGTGATCTAGCAGTGTATCTAGAAATTGACAGCTGGGTCCCAACTGAACTGGCTCCGTTCCTAAGCAAAGGTAGTGAACCTCGTGAGTTCAACGGTGTTAAGGGTGAACGCCTTCGTACTGTCAAGTTGCGTGGTACACTATCCCAGGGACTTCTGTTGTCGCGCATGTTTGTACTTGATCGAATCGGTGAGATTGCGGTAGGCCAGGACGTTACTGAATTGCTCGGCATTCAAAAGTATGAAGCACCTATTCCGGCTCAATTGGCGGGTGATGTTGAGGGTCCGTTCCCTACTGAAGTGCCCAAGACCGATCAGGAACGCATTCAAAATCTGTCTGAAACTCTCAGAGAATGGCAGGACAACAGTGCCTTTACCTGGGAAGTTACTGAGAAGTTGGACGGCAGTTCTATGACTGTGTTTGTCAATGGTGGCAGTGAAGGTGTTTGCAGCCGTAACTGGGCACTGAAGGAGACTGAGGGTAACAGTCTCTGGCGTGTTGCTCGTCGTGAACAATTGATTGAAAAAATCCGTAGCACTGGACGTAATCTTGCACTGCAAGGCGAAATCATCGGCGAAGGTATTCAAGGCAATCGTTACAATGTACGAGGTCAGGAATTTCATCTGTTCGATATCTACGATATCGACCGTGGTGATTACATG